GCAGCACCGCATTGAAAGGTTAGAGGATGATTTACGCGAACTCAAGACACTGCCGGCCCGTATGGCCAACCTGGAGGCAAAAATCGACATCCTTCTATCGGACCGAGGGACCAAGGGTTAAATTCCCCGTTCCGAAACTCATGCTTTCCGCGTCATACTATAATAGAACTAACAATGAACAATTTCTTTAGAGACATACTCTTTGGCGGTTTGACTTCTCTTGTGGGAGCGGTAATGGTGGACCTGGACGCTTGGAGAAAGGCAGACGCTCCGTTTGATTGGAAACTTGCAGCGACCCGTTGGATAAAAGCATTTGTATTGGGATTAGTTGCGGGTTGCGCGGGAGCGGACACTAAATGAGCACTCACTACATCAAGCTTTGGCACCCTGAACTAAACAAATTCGCTCCGGCGCTCAAGATATTCCGGGTGGACCTGCGAAAGGTGCTGACATTCAAAGGTGCTCCGAGCCCAAGTGTATTGGAATTCCACCTACCGGCACTAGCGTTGTTGAGCGCGTTTGGGGTGGAGTTGACGATAGAGAAAATCGATGCCTAAGAAACTTCCTTATCAACAGAAACTTACGCTTGCCACTCCTTACGGAAAGGTTTACGTTTGGTTGACGGATAAAAATTATAAGTCCTATCAAGCAATGGACACGGAAGGAAAAGCAAAATATTTAGACAAAATTCAGCAAGAAGCCATCAGCAGGGCAGCTCAATCAGGAATGTTCCCTAAACCCGGAAAAGAAGGGTTGAGCAGAATATATAAAACAAGTGCTCCGGCATCCCAAGATGTTGAAGAAACCACCAGAAATACGCTAAAAGGACTCGACGACAAATTGTTCCAATTTTTATCTTATGGGGGTGGTGCGGGTCAATTGGTTAAATATGGCCGGGAATATCTAACGAAACCAGCAGTAGAAGCATTGACGTCCTACGGAAATCGTATAGACAATCCCATTGGGAGACTAGCGGTAAATATTCCTGCGTCTATTGTTTCCGAAGTAACGAACCCTGTTTCTAGTTTTATTATGGATACCGCACCGTTTTACGATCCGGAATCAACCCCGGCGCAACGTGCTAAGGCTGCAGCACTTATTGCGTTGCAGGCATCGGGGGTTGGAACGGTAAAAAGTGGATTATCTGCAGCAGGGAAAGCAATTACCTCGGCCGGAGCCCAGACAAGCGCAAAAGATGTAGCTAAAATGGCTTGGAAAGCATACGCAAAAGAAGACGATTGGCGTCACAATGCAATTGACTACGGAATGAATGCAGTTGAAGAAATAAAAAAGGAAATTAAAAGACCTAAATTGGGTCCATTAGTGAAACAACCTGCTAAGAAAAAGATGAGGTAATTCAATGCCTAAGAAGCCACTCAAGAAGTTGATGCCGGAGGGCAAGAAGTTAAACTCTCCGGTGCGGACCCCGGAGGGACCCAAGAAGTTCTCGGTCTTCACTAAGAACGACAAGGGGAATGTGGTGCGGGTGCGGTTTGGGGACCCGAACATGGAGATTAAGCGGGACCAGCCAGCAAGGAAGAAGAGTTTCCGGGCGAGGCACCAGTGCGATACGAACCCGGGGCCAAAGTGGAAAGCACGTTATTGGTCGTGCAAGAAGTGGGAATAGATTATGCCAAAGAAGAAATTAAACAAGATGATGCCGGACGGACTCTACGCCAACATTGCAGCAAAGCGAAAGCGAATTGCTGAGGGGAGTGGGGAGAAGATGCGCAAACCGGGTGCAAAAGGTGCGCCAAGTGAAATGGACTTCATGCGCTCGGCAAAAACCGCAAAGAAGAAAAAATAATGGGTAGGAACGTCGACAAGACCCGTGATCTGGCCGAGTTGCGGCCAAACGCGGACAAAAGATATAGCAAGTTTAAGGACCTCAACTCGAAGGTGGTCAAGTATGCTCACCTCGACGTGCCGGAGATTCATGAGGAGATTTGCGACAGGATCATCAATGGCCAGGCAATCACCACGATTTGCAAGTTGCCGCACATGCCCCACCTGGAGCTAGTGTACAAGTGGTCAAGCGATCCGGACCACCCAATGTTCGCCCGGTATGAACGTGCGGTTCGGATCCGCGCGGAACGATGGGTAGACGAGATTCTCGCGATAGCAGACGACACCGACAACGACTTAATTGTTGACGAGGCAGGCAGCATTGTCGGGAGTAACAACGCAAATATTCAACGGGCTCGGCTGCGGGTGGATACTCGTAAATGGCTCGCCGGGAAATTTGCCCCCAAGATTTACGGCGACAAAGTGGATATCAACAACACCAGCACCATCAACAACCAGACTCTCAACCTATCAGTCCGAACGGACGAGGACTTAGACGCGATACTTGAACACCTTAGATCGGGATCACCTAATACGGCAGATTGAAGCGGAGAAGTCCAGACGGAGTCTGGCTTACTTTGTGGAGCGCACCACCAAAGACACTTGGGGGAACAATATCAAGTTGCACGATTGGCAGCGAAACCACTTTATCCCGCTACTGTCGGCAAAGCCAAGCGGGAACCGGATCAGGTTCCATGCGCCGCCGCAGTACGGCAAAAGTATCATTATGTCGAAAAGATTCCCCCTCTGGCTGCTGGTCAACGACCCTATGCTGCGGGTGGTGGTAGTGACGTACAACCAGGACTTTGCCAACGCATTCTACGACGCACTCAAATCGGCGGTTATAGATGTTCAGGACCTCTACCCAGATTTCAAACTTACAGGGAACCTCTCGGCGGGATTGGTTACCGGCGAGAGAAAATCCTTAAACGACGGGTCGGCAAGCATTGTGTTCTCTACGATAGAGACGGGGTTCACAGGTAAGGGCTGCGATATCGTTATTATCGACGACCCCTACCGTGGCTTGGAAGATGCAATGTCGCCTAATTACCGAAGGTTGGTGGAGTCATTCTTCGACAACAAACTCTTCCCGCGGACCAACGAAAAGACGGATATTTATCTCATGTACCATGCATGGGCCGAGGGGGACATCGGCGACTTTGCAGTCAAGAAATACGGGTTCCTACCAGTCAGGTTTGCTGCGGTAGCGGACGGGAAGGGAAACGACCCCACCGGGCGGGATCTCGGGGAGTTGTTGTCCCCGATGCGGTCGAAAGAGTTCCTGGACGATCTTGAATCAAGGGAACCCAAAATGTACGCAGCAATGTACCAGGGAATTCCGATTGCGGACGGGGAGCGAGTGTTTGAACCGTGGATGTTCGAGGAAAGGTTAATGGACGCAAAGCTCATTCCGAAGCTTTCCAAGTGGCACCGAGGCTGGGACACTGCCTACACCACCGGGACGGGGAGTGACCATTCGGCATCGGTGTTATTTGCGTTCGATCAATACGAAAACCTTCACCTCAGAGGGTTTGTCAAAAAGCGGGTCCCGCTCAATGAGATCACGAATTGGGCTGCAAAAGTTGCACGCCAGGACCCACCGAACACGGACCAAATTATTGAAAAACATAATGCTGGCTATGCGGTGTACGAATACCTCCGCCGGCAACCGGGCCTCGCGCCTTTCGTGGTCATGCAAAGGGTCACCGGGAGCGAAGGCAAATTACGGGCAAGAATCGCACCCTTTGCAGATATGGCGTATTCTAAAAGGGTATTTATCTACAAGGAAGGCGCTTGGCAGGAGTTTCTAGACGAAATGTATGCATTCACGGGGATTATGTCCAATGAATCAGACGACCTGCTCGCTGCGCTTGCAGTGGGTTTAATCGCTAGAAAGGAGGGGCGGAGCAAGTCGATGCAGTTGTCTTGGCGAGATCCGTACAAGTTAATCAAATGAAAGAAAAATCACCAGACCAAAACGCAGTGGAAGCGCCAAGTGCCATTCCACAATTTCAAGCATTGCAGCACGTCTTAATGCGGGAGAACTTTATTCCTCTACGCCCGACGGCACTGAACGTCGGGAATTGGGAGTATTCAGTTGCCCAGGAAGAAGGGGACGAGATAATTGTCTCGAAGTTCCCTGCTGCGGTGGTCTATGCAGTCGCGCGAGGGGTGGAAGCAGAG